TTATGCTCTGCCACGTTGATATGCCGCTTCTAAATCCGCATTGTTAAGTGCGGTCATTTGCTCGCGAATGCCATCTAAAGCGGTTTTAAATTCAGTGATTTTTGCCACTAATGCCTCAGGGGCTTCACTGCCTTTTTCTTTTAATTTGCGTAACTCTTCGGCAAGTTCGCGGAAGGTGTCTAAATCTGCCGACACTTCGCCACCGAGTAAATCCGCTTTGAGTTGATTAATTTTCGCTTCGAGCTGTTGATAAAGGGCTTTATCTTGCTCGCCCAAGTATTGAGCAAACTCAGTTAAAAGTTGTTGAATGTTTTGTGTTGTCATAGTCGTCCTATTTTGTAGTTGAGGATTAAATCGCTTAAGGGAGGAAGGTTTGGCGAGGTGGTCGCTAGCCGATGGATGTTAATTTTTATCGGCTTACGCTCTGCCAATTTCACTCGGATTTGGGGTTTGTCTCTAATTCGAATCGTGATTCTTTCCATTATTCGCTCCGTGTAATATCAGGAATTAACGTGAAATCACCCCCCACGAGGGTAGTGACTTTTTGGTGTGGGTCGACACATTGCAAATCCCATTGTGCTTGTTCCCAAGCCACATTTTCGGTTTTGCTATGTGCGATGACTACGTGAATCAAGTTGCCTTCGGTCGTGATTTCGCCCGTTTCGCTTGAGAGTTTGATAATGCTGCCCTTGTCTGGTTTGATGTGTAAGTCAAAGCGACATTGTGTTAGCTCAAGCGTTGGTGATTCTTCGAGGACTTCAAACGTCCAGCCATCATCATCGCCGCGTATCATTTCTAAATTAACGTTTTCCATTTTTTCTCCAAAAGAAAACCGCTTGTAACCTGTGCTACAAGCGGTCAAATTACGCTAATAAGTTGCCATTTCGTTTTTGTTTAACTAACACCTCCAATACTTTTGCTTCAATCGTTTTACCAAGTTGTCTCGCCTCTTTTTCAGAAGTCTGTCCTTCGGTTTGGCTGTGAGTGTTGCCATTCTGATCAACGTTTACGGTAATAGTGATGGTGTTATTTTGGCTTGCTTGGGCATTATTCGGTAATGTTGGCACAGTGCTTGAGTCGCCAACCAATCCTCCCGTTGCGTAGCCTGTTGAACCGCCGTAGTTAAGTTGGTCAAGAAATCCGCGTCCAAGCCGTGCAGTTGCTTCTTTGGTAATCACATATTCGCCTTTGTGGACGATACCTGCAGGTTCATATTTGCTACCGTTGCCTGTGTAGCCGCCAGTGGCGTAACCGCTCATCGTTACACTTTGAATGGTACTGACGATATTTGCTGTTGCGGCTGCTACACTTGCCATTGCGGCGATATTAGCTGGAAATGGATTAGCTGCTGCGGCTGCAATACCTTGCTGAATTTTCATAATACTATCCGCAATCGCAAAGGCTTTACTCATCGCAAACATTGCCTTATAAATGCTAGATTGCTCGCCTGCTGCATTTCGCATTACACCAGCCATCGCATCAAAAGCACTCCCCATTGTTTGGAATGTTTGGCTATAAATCGCTTGTTCTTGTTCAAGAATACGGCTGTTATAGTCTGCCATGATTTGCTCTTTATATTGCTGGAATTGTTCTTCTTTTAGTAATTTCTGATCGTAAAAACTTTGTAATTGAGCGAGTTCTTTGGTTTGCTGATTTTGTAACGCCACTACAGGGTCGTATTTGGCAACAATCTGTTGCATTGGATCAACCGCTGAAACGCCCGCTTGTTCTGCAATCTTGATTGCAGTATTCACATTAACCTGACTTTTCGCAAAATCCGCTTGTTTTTGGGTTAATCCGCCCGATTGAGCCAGTTGAGCAATTTCTTTGAGTTTTTGAGCTTGCTCCATTAAAGCCGCAATTTCAGGGGCGTACTGTCCTGCCAACTCTTTGCGTTGTTTCGCATACTGTTCAACAATTAAGGTACGAGCTTTTTCTGCTTCTTCTGCCTTAACAACACCGTGTGATAGATGTTTTTCTAACTCACGATTAGCAACATCTTGCTCATACTTGATTTTCTCGTATGCGGAAGCGTTTTTATTAACGAGATCGTCGTAATATTTATCCCAATCATTGCGGTAGTCTTCGCTTGATTTGGTTTTCTCTTTTTTCGCCCCCCCTTTGGCAGATTTTTTCGCCATACTTTCCTGATCTTGCAATGCCAGTAATTTCTCTTGCTCTGTCACAATCGCTTTATATTCGGCACTGTCTTCTTTAAAGCCTGAACTAAGCCCTGTAAGTTGGGCTTGTAATGTTCTTGCTTTGTCTTTATCGCCTTTAATTCTGGCTTGAGCAACCTGTTGCTGTAATGCGAGTGATTTCAATTGTTTTTGGGCTTTCTCATCCAAATTACCATAACCCGCACTTTGGGCTGCTGATTGATTAAACTGCATAACCGCCAATGTTGCCCCTAATGCCACTTTAGCAGTACGATTTAAGCCATTAGCAAAGTCATAAAGTCCATTGGTTGCATTTGGCAATGTAAAACTAAGCGTACCGACTTTGACCGTTAATCCCTCGACACTTACTTGGTTCTGATCTAACTGAGGATATAATGCTGTAAGCTGTTGTTTCACCGCTGAGGTTTGGACTACGTTATCAGCAAAAGTGGCATTGATTTGTTCAGTGCTAATCCCTAATGCCTCTAAACGCTCTTTCACCACAGTGATATTCTTGCCTTCGCTTAACATAGTGGAGGCAAATTCTTTAACGTGTTTCTCCATCGCTTTGGTAGTGATTTCAAAGTTTTGTTTTGCCAGTTCATAGTTATTCGTCGCTTCTGCAAGTGCCTTTTTTGTTCCTCCGTAATAATCTCTAAGGTATTTTTCTGTCGCTAATTCCTCAAGTGTGGTTTGCATTTCCTTATAAGCTGCAATCTCTTTTTGTAGCTTATCTTGAATGCTCACAGCGGTTAATCCTTGATAAGATTGAGCTAACAACTCATTCGCACGACTGGCATCTAAAGCCGCTTGTTTGGCTTCCTCACCTTTTTGCCAGAAGTAGAACAATGCCCCTGCCGCAATCATTGCCACCCCTGCAGGTCCACCCAATAACCCCATCGCACTGTTTAATGCACCTGTAGCTAATGAGGTTGCCCGCCCAGTCAGTGATGCGGCTTGTTGAGCACGGGCAAGATTTGCCGTAGCAGCGGTTTCTGCATGTACCAATTGGGTAATTTGAGCGGCTTGTGCTGCCATTTGCTGACGAAGGGCAAAACGGGTACGTTCTGATAAATTAAGTTGAGTTTGTGCCTGTAATACTTGCATTTCAGCACGAGCAACGTTGACTTCTGCGGTGGCTTTAGTCGCGGCAGATTGAGCGGCTTGTAATGCCGTTGCGGCTTGTTGCTGGTTCGCACGCACGCTTAAAAAGGCTTGTTGGGTATATTTCCCCAATTGACTTAATGCTACCCCACCTAAAATCAGCCCTAGGTAATCAAAGTTTTGAGCCAAAAAACTGACTGACTGTGCTAAGGCACTCATTACCCCACTGCTATTTAAGCCATCAACAAATTTCAGCCACGCATTTTCCATTTGCTGCATTGCTTGCCCGAAGGTCATGGGCATTTCGTCAAACTTCGCGGAAATTTTACCGCTTGCACCGCTGATTGCTTCAAATAAAACTTTAGAGGTAATTTTCCCATCAGAAGCTAATTTCTTAATTTCAGCCCGTGACTTACCCATATATTCCGCCACCACATCTAGAATAATCGGGGCATTTTCTGCAATAGAACGGAATTCATCGCCTTGAAGCACACCAGAGCCTAATGCTTGCGAAAGTTGCAATAATGCTGATTTTTGACTTTCGGCATTCACACCGCCCACTGCCATTGCTTTATTCAGCGTTTCAGTGAACTTGAGCGTTTGATTCGTGGTGACGCCCATTTCCGCTAATGCCCGTTTTGTACTCACAAAGGCTTGCGTTGTCGCTTCAAGGCTTGCGGTGGTGCGTTGACTAATCTCAAATAACGCCTTTTCTGCGTGAGTGTAATCCGTCATCCCGCTCGTCACTTGCTTGAGCTGACTGTGTAGCGATTGCATTTTATCAGCGGCATCTAATACCTGTTTCCCCAAGCTCGCTAAACCACCAATCGCCAAAAGTTTTTGCATTCGGTTTAGTTGTGTTTCCACTGCGGCAACTGCCTGTTCCGCTTTGCTAGATTGACGGGCGAGATGGCTTAAATCATTGCCTGCAGCTCTTGCTCCGTTTGCGGTTACATTGACCGAAAGTGTTGCTGTAGTAACCATATTCCCTCACAAATAAAAACCCCGAAGTGCTTGTCACGCTTCGGGGAGTAGCTTATACCTCAATCATTCCCTGCTCTTTCATATAGCTGTAAAGACGGTTGAGCATTAAATCTTGGAACGATTTGCCAATATCACCCTGTGTGAGCGGGGCGAACATAATGGCGTGTGCTTGTGTGCTATCTAGGTATTTGTATTCCGTTACAAGCGGTCGAAATTCGGTGATTTGTTCCGCCTCTTCCGTACCTGTGCCGATAGCGTAAGTCACGTTCATTGAACCGTCTGAATTCATCGTGAAACCAGAGATGGTTGAATAGACTGGGTTTAAGATTTTGTTGAATGTTGCCATAAAAGACTCCTTGTTGTTGATAAAATCCCAAATTGGGATATAATGAAAGAAATGATGAAACAGGAAACACAATGCGGATTATTTCTATCTCAACCCTTGTTGCCTACTGGGAAAAACACCCTGATGCAGAACAACCACTAAAAGCGTGGATTGCAGAAGTAAAAAAGGCGAATTGGCAAAATGCCCACGAAATTAAGGCACAGTATAAATCCGCCAGTATTTTAAAAAATCGTCGCGTTGTGTTTAATATAAAAGGCAATAATCATCGTTTAGTCGTTGCTATTGCCTTTCAGTTTGGGGCGGTTTACGTCAAGTTTATCGGTACACATACCGAATATGATCGTATTAACGCCAATGATGTTGAATTAAATTAGAGGTTTGCTATGTATCAAATTAAGCCTATTCGTAATGAGCAGGACTATCAAGCCGCATTGAAAATCGTTGAGCCGTTCTTTGATAAAGAGACCTTTTCCTCTGATGAAGCTGATTTTTTCGATGTAATGCTTACGCTGATTGAGAACTACGAAGCAAAACATTATCCTGTCGACCCGCCCGATCCGATTGAGGCGATTAAGTTCCGAATGGAACAGGAAGGGCTAGCGATTAAAGACTTAGATACTATTATCGGTAAGCCCAATCGTGTCTATGAAGTCTTTAGCCGTACTCGTCCATTAACGCTCAATATGATCCGCAAAATTCACCAACATATGGGAATCAGTGCGGATGTGTTGATTCGTTCGTAGAATAATCCATCAAAAAAGCCCACGTGTGTGGGTGTTTTTTATTGTGAAAGCGTTCTAGTATTTGATAATACGTAAGCTGCTACCATTATTTTATAGACTCCATAACCACCAAAAACTGCGGGAGGAGGCCACCCATTATTTGATTCATAACTGTAATTTAATGTGCTTGCTTTATGTGCTTCAACGATCTGGTATGTGTTGGAATTCAAGACAAACACAATGCGTCGCACAGGGGATGGTGCAATGTTAATGCTTGCGGAATAGGTGGTAGTAGAACTATTTTGCCCTCGTCTCCATTCATGAACGTTTACCCTTGCTTCTAGCATTTCACACAGATTCCCGCCAACTAATTGAGACACTTCCAATTCACCTGTGAATTTTCTGCTTACCCCTTCTAATCTTGTACCTCGGATTGTCCCACCTTCAATGGAATTCCCTTCAATACGTGTCCCTGTAATTGTCCCTGCGGTAACGTGTCCAATATTAGAACTAATCGCCGACAAGCTTTCCACATTCAACTCTTTCGACGTAATAGACTTGCTCACAATATGACCTGCATTAATGGTCTTGCTTGCAATATGTTTCCCCGCAATCGTGCCACCAACAATCTCATTGCCTGTAATCGTATTCGCTGCAATCTGCTGAGCGGTAATCGAATTGGTCACAATCGAACCACCGTGAATCGCTGTGACACCTGCATTTTGCCAAGGGCTAGGCTCTCGGGTGTATTCGGTACATTCTTCGAGCATGGGACGGGCAACAAACATCCAACAACCGTTTGCATTTGAACCGTCTGCATCATAAAAGAAGAAAAATATATCAACACTTACACCATTAGGCGGTACTTGAAATTTAATAAACGCTCGTTCTGCATCATTGATACCTACAAAGGTTTTATTTTTTGGCACACTTACTGTTTTATGTAATAAGTATTCCCCATTGCGTCCACGCACATCAATATAAATTTCAACTTTAGTACAATTCTGATTACCCATATAAGCAGATACGATGTACCAGTTGTTTGCAATAACAGGTACATTTTGATAGATACCTGTTCGAGTTGAAGCACTATAGGTTCGTCTATTGTGAAAACACACAACATTTTCATTAGGTAAATAGCCACCTTTCTTTAAACCATAATCAGGATCTTGAAAACATCTACGCTCACCTTTTTGACTATCTGTTAATCCTCGTTCAAATAAAGTCCAACTATAAGGTACCCCATTTGTTGGATTCGCAAAAATTGGATTAGTGAGCAAATTCCCCCCAAGCCCAATCGCCAGTTTATCTGCTGAAATCTCCCCTGCAGCAAGATGATCTACTCGGACTGCACCCGCAGCGAGTTTCGCCGCAGTAATTTGCCCGTTAGCAATTAAATCACCGTTAAGCGCTATCTGATCGTTGACTACCGATAACATGGGTTTTGGCGACCCATCTTGTGCGTTTTTGACCACTTGGAACTTATCCGCCATCACAATAACTGAACTTTGCTCTTTATTTGCACCAAGAGAAATCCCTGCAATTGCTGCATGGTTACCTGAAATGGTTTGAGTTTTAATCGTGTGGGTTGCGGTCAATTGACCTTTGACATCCGCCACAACTTTGCTCACAGTAGAGATTTGGGCCGTTGCACCATTCACTGAAGCGGTGATTTTCTTCAGCTCATCCGCTTGAGCTTTATTCTCATTTGCTCGGGCAGTTTGTTCTGCCGTAATCTTCGCTCTTAAATCCTCTTTCGCACTGTTTAAGTTCGCTTCCAACTGGCTAAACTTGGTAGTAGCGGTGCTATTGAGTGTACTAATCGATTGCTCAGCGTGGGCAATTTTCCCTTCTGCTCCATCAACACGGGTAGTTAACGCTGTGAGCTTCCCTGCTTGAGCTTTATTCTCATTTGCTTGGGAAGTAGCTAGTTGATGAATGGTTGCCTCCGCACTTTCCATACGAGAGTTAGAGGCGTTTTCCCAGGCTATCCTCGTATTCGATTCATGAGTAAGCGATCTTTTAATATCTTCAAACTCAATAGTCGTTGTCAAATCTTCAGGGGCTAGACTCCAGTCAGTTGCAACATTACCAATCTCTAATTTAGGATACGTGGCAACACAAGTTCCTCCGCCCACTTCAACCTTAAATGAGCAGTGTGAAATACTTTTAATCGGCTTATCGAGTAATTGAACTGTTGATTTTAATCTACCTTGATAATCCCCCTGATGGTTGCTTAACCAACACTCAATCCACGTATACGTATTATCGGTGTAGTACAAAAACATCGATAAACCGACACGATTACGCCCTCCTCTGATAATGCCTTTCGCGTTAAGATTAAAAGAAAGCGTGAGTTTTTTACCTTGCCAGCTTTCTTTTGCAGATTGTGACACTGTCCACGATGTTCTCTTTTCCGCTGAATGAAGCAGATAGTTACGAGCACCTACATCAAAGTTAATATTATTAAATTCAGACGACAGCTCTGCGACTTTACGTTTAGCCTCTTGAGATTGTGCTACGGCTTGTGTTGCAGAATCTTGTGCTGTGGTGAGTTGGTTAATTAATGCATGATCAAGTTGATTTTGATTTAATTGCCCCGCTATTTCAGAGGCTTGTATTTTTGATGTGTACTGACTGCCATCCCAGCGATACAACTTGCCGTCTCTTTCATTGTAAACCTGTTTTACCCCTTGAAACTGGTTCACATTAAGGTTCGCTACGGTTTTTACCATCTCCAACTTACGTGCTGGAGCTGCAGTATCAAACACTTCGTTGATGATGTTTTTGCTGAGCTTTTCATTCAGCAGTTTCAGCTCTTTATCAATATCTACCGAACTTTCGCCCCGCACGCCCGCTTGTTGATAAAACGCCCCGACATTTTGCCCACGCACGTGTCTAAGCCAGTAATAACGCACCTGTTTTGCACCGACTTCATGGCTGTACATTTTTGCAGTGAGCTTGGTTAAACGTTGTGCACTGGCAAGGTTATCCTGCTCGCTGGCCCAGATTTCAGTTTGGGTGAAATCATCTACCCACGCCCACGAGATAGAAATATTCCCCAATCCGCCTAACACACGCACATCACGGGGTACAGGCGGTCGATTTATGGTAAAGTTTTGCGATTTTTCACTCACCATTTGACCGCTTGCATTTTTAGCAAGCACGACAACCGTATAATCACCATCAGGCAAGTCATCTGTAGAAAATTCGGTACTGCTGATGCCTTTATGGTAGGCATACAAATTGCCCGCTTTCAGGATCTTAATATCATAAGTGAGCGTACCCACCCCAGCTGTAGACGACCAGTTAAGCTTTAAGCCGTTTGGCGTCGTCTCCGCATTGAGGCTTTCCAAAGTTGGTGTTTTTATCACACTGGTGTTGCGAGGCTCAAAACTCGCTCCGTTGTCGACAATCGCCTCTTTTTGCGGTTCGTGTTGCAGGGCGAAAATGGTGTAAGTCCCCTCTTCGTTTTCCGTTACTGTCATACAACGATAAAGTTGAGAGGCAACTGTCTGCGTTAGAAGCGACCACACCCCTTGTAAGCTCAATCCAACAGGCTCGGACTCTAACGTCACCTGCTTGCCAGAAACAGCGGTAATGCGTATTTTTTGATGTTTCGCCTGAGCGTTGATATAACTTAAAAAATGATTCGCACTGAATTGAATTTCACGGTCAAGCGTAAGGGTTCGACCGTGAATTGCTTGTACTCGCCCACCAATATTCGTGCCTGCAAAATGGTTGTCGCTTACACGGATAATATCGCCAGGGATATTCATCAAGCCTTCACTGCCCACCGTGAAAGTAATCGTTTCGGTTTCAAGGCGTTCAGTTTCTAAAATCCATTTACCTGTGCGGAACGCTTGCCCACGTGAAGTACAGCCGAAAGCGGTCACTTTTTTGAGGTTTAAACCGAATTTACGAATCTGCTCATCATCAGAAATATACTCAATCGTGCTCTCGTAGTGGTTCTCGGCATCTTTGTATTCGACTTGAATCGCATTATGACGTGCTTTCATTGCCGAATATTGTCGTGAAAATTGCCCTCCTACCACATTGGCATTGGTGTAAGTCCAAACAGGATCGGATGGTCTATCCATAATAAAAGTGAGCTCTGTGCCATTCCATACGGGTATCGCACGGAAAATTGAGCATAAATCAGAGAGTACACTAAGCCGTAACGTTTGTGGGTAACAATATCCATCAAAATCCACGCAGGATTATTGGTGTAAGCGACTTTAAACGTGCCATCCCATAAGCCCGTATAAGTGCGTGTTTCAGAGTCGTAATTGCTCGGCACACGTACTTTAATGCCGTAGATTTCATAGGTGCGAACGGGAATATTGTTGAAATACTCCGAATCGAATTTCACGCCCATATAAGCAGTGTTCGGGTAGCGGAATTGGGCATCAATGATTTCGGTATAGCTCGCCCACATCGTTTTGTTCGCTAAACGGTTTGAGGTAGAATCGGCAGTGATACGTTCCACTTTGATGGTAAAAGGCACGCGTGGCAAGTTTTCCACGATAATGGCGCGTGAATAAGACGAGTTATATTTGCCTTTAATGGAAAACGGAATTTGTTGTGTGCCTACCGTGATTTTAAACTCTACTGTCGCGGAGTGAGTATCGCCTTGGTCGTTCTGCTCAAACAACGCTTGCACGCCCAAGGTTAAGCGAAGGCGATTCACATTAGCATCGGTGACCGTGCGGGTTAAAGCGGTACGTTTGGTGATTTCGGTTGCAACGGAAATTTCTTTTTCGACCGCTTGAAAGCCTTGCATGACCTCTTGGGTTTGTGTCCCTTCACGCCCTTCAATTTCCACATTTTTGAAATAGTGCGAACCGTCTTTCGCTTCAATCGGGGTTTTATCTAAATAGACCGATTTTAACCCGTCTACTAAACCTTCAATTTCCCCTTCTGAAAGCACTTCCACAATTTTAATACGTTGTTTACTGCGTCCACTCTCTTTTGCCTCAACGGGTGTATGTGCTTTTTTCTTTTTGCGGAATAATCCCATAATAGTCTCTTATTTTTTCGCTTCCACCACATCAAAGGTCTCAATCCCTTGCGAGATAATCAACGAGCCCACCAAAATTCGCCCGTAAGCCAGTGGCATGGCTTGCCCTTGTGCGACCCGATTTTGTAGCCCGCTGAATGCCGTCGAAGATTTTTTCTCTTGCTCGTTGAAACTCCCCATACTCGGCGTTTTGGTCAGCATTTGTGCCACCCCACCTAGCAACATAGATGCCCCCATTCCGCCTAACATCATTGCTGTTTGTGAAGCGATAATACCTCCCACAGGGCCGAGTAACACAGCCGCCCCAATCAAAGCAATACCCGCAATTACGCCAAATACGCCACCACGCTTCGCCCCTTTTAACACTGGGGTAAAATGCACCGTCATTCCCGCTCTCAAGCGGTAATGCAAGCCTTTTTCCAAGTAGCGATTATCTAAATACTGTGAACCAATACGCACCTTGTAATAGCCCGCTTGCAACTGCTCACGTAAGCCGTGAAGTTGGCTCATTAACGCTTTCAGCACTTCTGCCACCGTTTGGCAATCTAGCTGAAAATCCGTGCCAAAACGCTTGAGTGAGCCGTAAAATTTAATCTTGATCATATATCTCCTTAGATATAATTTGTATCTTATTGAAAATATAATCTATACATTATAAAATAAGATAAAACTTACCCAATAAAACCACAAAATGAAAAAACAATCTCAATGGACGGTAATCGCTACTGAGCGATTTAATCTCTGGCTACTTGAGCAAACCGAAGATGTTCGTCAATCGGTGTTTGCATCGCTCAATAACTTGAAAATGTATGGTTACCAGCTTTCACGTCCTTATGCTGACACGATAAAAGGCTCAAAATATCCTAATATGAAAGAACTTCGCATTCAGCATAAAGGCAAGCCGTTGCGAGCGTTTTTCGCTTTCGACCCACTTAGACAAGCTATTGTGCTCTGTGCAGGGGATAAAAGTAACGACAAACAATTTTATGAGCGAATGATTAAAATCGCCGATGCAGAATTTACCGACTACTTACAAAGTTTGGAGCAATAAGATGAAAAAAATGTACACCCTTGAAGAGATGATTGCCCGTGAAACACCTGAGTCTCAACAAAAAATCAAAGAAATGTCCGATGAACTGATTTTAGAAACAGGGCTTGCGATGATTCGTGAAAACCTAGCATTGTCGCAAAAAGAGATGGCACAAGCCGTAGGTGTATCTCAATCCGCGATTGCTCAGATTGAACAGCGTGGCAATGATGTTAAACTCTCTACACTTAAACGCTACATTGAGAAAATGGGCGGTGAACTCAGCCTTGCCGTCAAAATGCCAACAGGTTACAGCCAGATTTTCCCAATTTAACCTAAAATGCCGAGCGGAATGGAAAAATCCAACTGCTCGGCATTGTTATGTCGCCAAATTGAGTGTGTATGTTTGAGCCAGTAGCCATCGTATAAATCTCGCTTGCTAAGTCGTTTAGGACTATGGTGCAACACCATCTGACTGCCTAAGTAAATGCCCGCGTGATTCGGCACGTTCGCCCCTACCTGCATCAAAATCACATCACCAATTTGCAAAGTTTCCTGAGAATCTAACCGCTTGAAGCCCTGCCTTCGAGATTATCTAAGTAAAGATTTTGCCCGTTGTACCACCATTCATCGGGGCGATTGAACTCATCCATATCCAAGCCTGCCAAAAAGTAGAAATCTTTAAACAGCGTGTAGCAATCAGTTTTGCCGTGCTCAAAGGTTCTGCCAACAAGCGGTGCAATTTTCGGGAAACGTTGCAATTTACCCTCACAGACTAAAAGCCAATCGCAATCGGTGTGAGCGAACACCTGACGGTCGGCAAGTGATAGCACAGGTTCGCCATTCGGGTGTGAATGGACAATCGCCTCAATCCACCCCACTTTTTCCGCCTCGATTTGCTCCTCAGACGAAATCTCAAAGAAATTAAGCGGATCGGCTGCTATGTTTTGGCACGGATAATAAAACCGCTCGCCCATCATAGGGTCGTTGAGAATCAACCCACACGCCTCTTGCGGTTCGCATTGTTTGGCGTGGTCTAAAATGGTTTATTCAATGGTTTTCATTTTCTACCCCAATTTATTGACTCCAATAAACCCACCATAATTGAGGGTGTTATGACGTAGCTGACACCCCCGCAAGCACCCTGAGCATTTGTCTTTTTTTGGGTCGGTGGTCGGTTGGTCTTTTTCATCCGCCACAGGGTTGCCCGTATAACCGCATTCGATTGAGCGATACACCCACGGGCACGTGACTAAAATCGTTCGCTTGTTAATCAAGGCATTATCGGTTTCGGTCGGCAACGCCAGCGTAAAGGTCGCCATATCTTGCGTGAGCGTGGTTAATTGCTCAATCAGGTAATAACTGACTCGCTCTTGCTGTGGATCGGCATTGCGGTTGCCCGCTTTAAAGTTTGCGGCATCTAAAAACTGGGCATACACTTGCCGTCTGCGTACAATCGCACCTAAGCATTGCTCGAAGTTGTTCGAGAGTGCGGTCACAAAGCCATCAAAATTGATGACCGTGAGCGTGGGGCGATTGCTCGCTCCTTGTCCTGACATTTCAAAGCCTTCTGCCTTGACCCCAAAGGGCGTATAGCGGTTACCTTGCCAAATAATCGGTTGAGTGAGTTCATTCGTGCCCGCATAAAAACGGAACAGCTCGCCACGATTGCCATCCTTGCCCGTAAGCTGTCGCATATCGACTTCGAATAAGTCAAGCAACTCCGTTTGTTCGAGCTTTGCCAGTTCAAGCTGAAATGTTGGAGTGATATTTGCGGTCATGAAACGACCTCCTCAAACTCGCCAGTCAGTTGCCAATAGCTTTGTTGGTAGGTAATTTGATGCTCTTTACATTTATATTTCCCCTGTTGACCAAAAGGGGGCGTCCAGAGGAAGGTTTTATAACCACCGTGGCGAGTGAGGAAATCATCAATCTGCTTGATCTTGGCAATATTGCCACTAAAAGTCAGGCTAAAGGTGGCTCGGTTATGGTTTAACCCTTGCGGGCGAGATTGGGTATAGCCATCGCCAAAATCAACTTCACTCAATTTCGGGCTTTGCTTTTTGCTCGCTTGATAGTCAGGACTAAAATTTAAGGTTTCCATCAATGCTCCATTTGCGTATTGAGATAAATTAAATCCAATTGTTTAATCACATCAATTTCCCAACTGTCGAGCTTCATTTTATAGAGCCTTCCCCACGCTTCTATTTCCGTAAAAGTCAGCGGGTTCAAGCTCATTCCGCACTGCCTTGCCGTGGAAAGTTGTTGGAAATAACCCAATAAATAAGCCACCGCATTATTCGGTGGCTCATTGTCAAGCTCGACGGGCATCTCACCTGTCTGCTCATACAGCGAGAGTAAATGTGCCCGCAAGGTCGCTTTACTCTCTTTGGGGCGTTTATCCAGCTCAAACTCTTTTTGGGCGTAACGCAGCAAGTCGTCAATTAAGCCGTCAAGAACTTTCCCAAATCGTTGGAATGTTCAAGGATTTGGTCAATCATCCAATCGCATTCACTCAATACCATACGGGCATTTTCTTCGCTAAAGGCAAGCGGTTTACCTTCCCACTCTAAACCGTCCCAATTCTCTAAGCGGCTTAAGGCAAGCTCTAAGGTTTCTGTGCGTAATTCATCTAAACCTTTTAATTGAGGCTTGCGACTTTTGGCATTTTCAATTTCACGCAATTGCTCTTTTTTCAGTTTTTTCTGCAAGTAAGCAAATGCCTTGTCTGATTTTGCCGACACCACACTGATTTTTACCCCCAATTCATCACTCGTTTCAGGATGAAGTAAGTTAAAGGTAAAGGTTTCTGCTAAAGCTGATTTTGATAAATTTTTTAAGTCCATAAAATTTCCTTATGTTGCAAAAAAACGGTCAACATTGACCGCTTGTAAAGGTATTAAGCCAACGTATCTTGCACAATCATTGTGGTCGCCACTTTTAAACGATCATCAATCGTGCTGGCTGCATCCCACACACCTGGGAAGGCATCAAAATTAAGGGTTTGCATTAAGTTTTTCGCCCCGTCATCGATTTCCGAAGAGGTGACTTTAATCGCTGGCAGAATAATCGCCATGTAATCGCTGTCGTTGCTTGTTTCGGCATCCATTCGCAAGGCTAGTGAAAGATTTGTGCCAAGACGTACCGCATCAATCATGGCTTTATTTTGCAGATACATCGTAAACGAACCACTGACGGCAACGGTGCCAATGAACACATCAGGGGCATAAGTCGCCCCTAGCACGGCTTCACTGGATGCATTCAAATCAATATCGAGTTTAAACGAGGTAATCAGTGCCATTTGTTGCTTATTGACTTGCAATGACCCCTTCACGCCCGCTAGTTTGCCCGATTGTGCAATATCAGGCGGATTGGTAAAGTATTGGGCAGTTTGCTCTTCACCACGTTGCCCTAAAAAGGTGACGGTAACAGAGGCAATGCCATTCGGCTCCACTTCCAGTGATAATTTTGATACACGGCAACCGAGATACTGGCGAGATAAGCCAATATCTTTAAACCAGTCTTCAATCGTGAAGCTGTCGGTGGTGTGTGCCGTTTGTGGTACAACTAAAATCTTGCCGTTTTTCTCACCTTGCCCGTTTGCCGTTTTCTTGATAATCGGCGGTTTCGCTTCAGCACCAAAAGCCCCCCGTAAAGCAGCGGCAAATGCCCACGCCCATTGCCCTGCGGCAAGTTCACCTTTTACATCGCCTTCCACTTTTTCAAACCCGACAATCGAAGCCGCACGTTGCATATCTGTACGAATTTCTTCAGACTGGAATGCATCAAAATTCACATTCAGTGAAGTTTCAATACGAGGAAATAATTTCGCCGTGTTTTTGGCAGGTTTCGTGCCGAAGGTGGTTTCTTTAGACAGTGCCACCGAACGCTGTGTCCCTTGTGAATTTGCCATACAATTCCTCCATAATGAAAATTTTGGCAATAAAAAAACCGCTTGTAAGCCAAATTCTTACAAGCGGTTACTTTTAAAATTTTTATTTTATTTCTGTAATCTTTATATCTGCTGTTCGATTATGCTCATAAAAGCTACATTCTGCATTATATTTGCCTTCTACGCCAAATGCATTTTTTGCCGAAAATTCTAATTGAACAACAATATCCCCAGTAACACTAGGACGAACTATTTTATTAAAAATACTTGAATCGACAGTTGCAGGGAAATTGGCTCTTTTTTTAACCATATCTAAGCAATAACGATAATATTCATATTGATCAATTTTCCCAAACTTTTCCTTAACAGATTGTACAGTTAATTTTGATTTTATATCATTCTCGCTAATATAAAAGCGTTCCTTATTTTTACAATCTACAAAAAATATAATTCTAGATTTCGGCTCGCTTTGGTTATCAGATAAACTAACATCTATAATCTCATCACATCGCTTAGATTGATAAGCAAGTTTCGCAGCATCATACGCTAAGGCGTTGATTTTATGAAAACCATCATCCCCCCATTTTTTATGAGCTTTAGGATAAGCCTTTTTCGTCATAGGTAAATACACCTTTTCAAAATCGCTTTGGGAAAGTGTTCTTTCTGTTTCATCCTTGTTTTGATTTTGGGATTTCCCTTCTCCATTAGAACTCGTTAGGCTTTTAATTACACCTATTACAAAAGGAAAAACAAAAAAAATCACAAATAGAATTTTAAGAGTTTTTTTCATTTTAGCCTCCAATTTTTCTAAAATTATACAATAATTATACAATAGAAAGATTAAGACTTACATCAAATTATGCTCCTAATTCATAGGCAGTGAAAGAAATTGTGATCGGCAATGCAAGGCTATTGCCTGATAAAAAAAGCCCACCGATTTGCGGTGGGTGATGAATAATCAGCTGAATGTGGGATTCAACCACACTCAAGCCGTAGAAATGTTGGCGTAGCTGACTCGCTCTCTGCTCAATCGCTTTTGTGCCTTGCCCGTTGTCAAAAAATAAAGTGAGCTGTAAAAAGCCCGTTTCTGTCGCAAGCGGTTTATCGGAAATCGTACTGGTCTTTGCTGTATTGACCGTTAAATAGACCGCTTGATAAGGCAGTTTAGGCTCTGTTTTCACCCCTTCCCAAGCGGTCGGAAAAGCATCCAATTTTGCTAAATGACTTTCTAAAATGCGTCGAATTTGCGGTTTCATTGCCTACCTCACAGCGTTGAATGTTGAGCATAATACGCATTGATTTCATCCACGGAAATGCGAATCATCCCTTGAGGGGCTTGCACAGAATAACCGCGTTGTGTCTTCCCTGTTTTGGAAGGGCTAGGATATAACCCATACTCTAGCATCGGGGCGTAAGGTTTGTCCGTCGCAATCACTATCGTATCGGACAACCGAGCCTGAGCAATGGCAATTTGACTGCCATCGTAATTACTCGGTACAGCATTCAAGGCAACCGTCCATGAACGTCGCAACGCGCCACTATCAACAGGTGTTTTCTTCTGTACCTTGTTGAGGGTATCTAACGCAATTTTGCGAAAGCCTTGTGTTTGAGCCAATAATGCGGAATCCACAAAGCCATCAATGGTGGCACTAAATCTACCCATAACGTCTTCCTTGTGCTTGATAATAAATCGCTTGTTGTGCAGGACGAATCGGCTGTACCCGAATCACTTGCCACTTTTCGCCATTGACCGACACAATGTCATTCACTTCCGCTTTTTCAGTGAGCAACATCAACACATCGCCCACTTGAACATCGGCATGCGTGGTCTGACGGCTAAAATCGTAGGCTAATGTATCAAATAAACAGAAGGCGGATACACTGCGTTTTGATTGGCTCACTTCGCCCGTTTCGGGGTTATATTTGCCCGTTTTTACTTGTGAAATCACACAAGGGCTGCCAAACTGGCGAATAAGCTTGGTCGATACTTGCTGTAAGTTTTGATAAAGTTGCATTAGCCACGCTCCAATTTCACTACGCCAAAGCTACTGCGATCTAACCAAGCGACTAACAGTTGTCGCACATAATCAAAGCGGTTACTGCTATCGGCAATCGTTGAACGGTTGTCATAATTGACCGATAAACTGCCGACTTTCACGCTGGTCATCTTCTGCTCTGCGTTTTGGTTGAGATTTTCTTGTAATGCCAGTTCACACACGGCATAGATAATGGCGGTAGGAATTTTTAACGATTCAAATCCTTTACGCGGAAATTGGCGTAGCTGTATTGGGTCGGCTTTTTCGCCCATAAAGCGGTAATTCACATCTAAGAAATCTGACGCACTCACCAAGCGGCGAGCCTTTTCCTCTTCGTCTAACGCGGCCCACGCCGCTTTGCTCATTCGCAAATTGTGATACGCATTGGCTTCTTCTACAGAAAGATAAGCGGTCATTTTTGCTCCTTAACTTACCACCATTTGATCGCGGCAATTAAATTCGCCATCGCAAAGGTAAAAGCAATAAATAAAACAGCCCAAACAAGGACTTTAATTTGCGTATGTTCTAAATACATTTTCAGCATTTTACGCACCTCTTTAATTAAGATATAATTCACGGGTTGTTCCTTCTTGTTTTGGAAGTTGGAATGAAAGAAGCCCCGTGTAATTCTCCGTTACACGGGGCTTCGCTTTTTATTACCGTTACTTGGTTTTCACCAACACGCCTGCAGTATCTTTCAATGAGGTAGCCGTTTTACGCCAGTTGGCTGATGCCCCTAATTTAGTATCATCAGGAGATTTACCGCCTGCGGTCATATCCCACTCATAACCGAGAATACCTAAGTTATAAGTCCATTCTGCTTGATAAACCGCTGCGATATTTTCACCGCCTAATTTTGGCTGCATTTCGCTGTTGAAGTCGTTGTTACCGCTCACCATCACCGCATTTTCTTGCAAACCTAGCGTGTTATAAGCCGCACCAGTGCTATCCACTAATGCAGGGCTGTCTGTAACTACAAACAAGCGACCAAATGGATCACGCATCACACTCACGTTGTCGTAAGTAAACAAACGTTCTGCGTTGGTTAAGGCGTTGTCGTACAAGGTGTGTAAGGTGGTTGAATGCACAATCCACGCTTTTAATGCACTAGAGCGGTCGCCAAATAATGCCGCTGCTTTGTTGAGTGTGCGGAAATTCGGGGCGTTTTTCTTGTCGTCTAACACGGCTGTAGTTTGTCCACCAATTGCAGCAACCGCCCCTAAAATTGCGGTGTTTAACATATCCGCTAAACTGGCTTTTGCTAATTGCTGACCAATTTCTACCGCCGCAAGCTCAGGGTTTTGCAATACCCAACGATATTGTTGCGGCTCGTACTCAATCGGGTGCGTGCCTGCAGCCACTTTTACGGCTACATTGAGTAATTGCTCTAAGCGTTTCGCTTGCACCGTACCACTGCCATACGCATTACGACGACGCACTAAGCCTTGAATCGCTTTAAAGCTCGCACGAATATCAAAATCACCTTGCGTTGGGGCGTTTTGCAAGGTAATCACGCCACCTGAGGCTTGATTGAATTTTTCAATATCTTGATCGACGGTTTCTGTTAACGCTAAATGCGTTTGTTTGTTGAAGACTTGTAAGTCAAAAGCCATAATAAGCTCCTATTAAATGGTGCGATTGCACCGTAGTTAAAATAAAAAAGGTGCAATCTCTTGCACCTGATTATGAATGTTGTTGCATATACGCAATTTTTTCTGCGTCAGTTTTGCATTCGGCAAGGGATTTCGGGGCATTACCACCACCTGTTCCTGTGCCTGCACCTGAACCTGATGTGCCTGATGGTTTTAAAATCGCATCTTTATTTGGATACGCCCCGACTAACGCCTCTAATGCTTCCTCAAAATCGGCTTTTTCACCTGGGCGTGAACGGCTGTAAATTTCATTGCCATCGGTGAACCTCGCCACCACTTTACCTTCATCTGAAATACTGAAATGCTTACCGAAGAACGCTTGCACCACATCAGAAGGTAAATTTAAATGTTCTGCAGCATATTTAGAACGAGCAAACGAACCACCAATCAATTCCGCGTGCAATTGCGATTGCAGTTTTTCAGCGTGAGATTTGGATTCTGCCAGTTGTTCATCAAAGGTTTTACGCATTTCTGCTTTGACCTTCTCCACTTCGCCCGCATCAATCAGCTTCTTATCATCGAGGTTTTTCACGGTTTCCAAGGCTTTAATTGCCGCTTTCGGATCGTCAATCCCTTCAAAGGCTTTCAATTTGGCTTCCACCGCCTCTTTTGCTTCACGATGTTGTTTGGCTTCGCTGTTTAATTCTGCGATTTTGACGGTCGCTTTGTTCGCATCAAAGGGAATTTTCTTTCCGTCTTCGTGAACATACACAGGCATTCCGTCTTTCACCACCACATTGTTGTTTTCATCAAGTTTAAGTTTCATTGTCATAATGGATTTCCTTCCAGTTTAGTGAGAGTTGCCTTTTCCAAGGCGTAAAAAAACCGCCTGTAACTTTCGCTACAAGCGGTTGATAATGTTTGTTAGGTTAAGATAATAAAAATGCCATGGCTGCTAAATATTTTTCTTTACGGAGAATATCTTCTTCTTTGATTCTAGGCAATCGAGAAAGATCGGCATTATGCTGTAAGTCTGCTAATTTAACTGAACGTGCTAAAACATTTTGCTTAACTCTAATTAAATAATCTTGGTAGTCTTCACCTTTACGTTTTGATATAGCCAAGATGGCATTTGCGATCACATTACCAAATTGTTCTTGAATTTCATCAATGCTAATTGCCGTGTCTTCCACGCTATCGTGCAACCAAGCAACAGCACGCATTTCATCTGTTGAATTGTCTAAATGCTCTACAACAAATTCCAAATGCTCTATATATGGCTTACCAGCTTTATCTTTCTGACCGTGATGCAAATATCTTGCCAATACTTCAGCTTTTTCTGCCCACATTAATGCACCTTGATAAATTGAATGGCTTCTTTTTCACTAATTTCACGATAAGCATCAAAATCGCTGACTAAGATTTTATCCGCCCAAAACGAACCAAACTTTTTATCCCAATCTTCTTTATGAGGTTCATAGGTAGCAAATGAAAGTAAATTATTACCCATACCACGAATCAATTTTTGCTGATTGTCATCTAACTGAGCTAAGTAGTATTGATACATTATTTTACTCCTTTGATTTTTTGAATATCTTTTGGCATAACTAATTTAGCACTTAATTTCTGCATTTCAATATACAATTTTTCTTTTTCTTCTTGCTCGGTATTTGGGTCGCGAAAACGTTCATAAAGCTGATGTAATTCACCATTTTTTAACGCGAAACTTTCACTTGTATGATATTGCATCTCGAAAATTACATTATCTTTCTTTACAAGAGTCGTGATGAATGTATTAATACCTTTATAAACAGCGCCGTCCCTCCAAGTATTTTTAACAATAATTGTTTTATACCCTTGTTTTTCTAAAGCAGATTGCATTTCCCTATATTGTGTTACAAAATTTTCAGGCGAGAATATTGCTGTATAGCGAATAACATCTTTAATATTATCTATTGCTTGTTGTTCAGAAATCCCTGCTGTCATTTCCGTTTCTATTTTACGCTTCAACGAATCCATTGATTTTAAGCGATATTCGAGTCCAGCGACCTCACCATCTACAGAAGCGATAATAGTTGTCACAGCTTTTGTGATTTTGGGTTCTATTTCAACCGCTTGCTGATATTTTTTTATTACATCCATAGGATTATATTCTTGCACTAAGTTAGATAAAGTATCGTTACGGATTTTATCAAGAAATTCATGCCCTTGCCAGGTCAGCCCCGTGACATAAAAATCAAACTGCCCAATCGAAGAGCTATCCATTCCTTCGATTAAGCCTGCTTGATGCAGTAACTTAAAATGATAAGCGACAGTTACACGATCAAAGCCTTGAATCTGATCGGACATCAAAAAATCTTCAGGAACAGCCTTTTCTTCCAGTTTAAGCAGAATACGACGGATTAAATCCCAGTTGCGTTTCATTTGATTGCCTAACTACGCTTAATAGCTTCAATCGCTTCTTCCACCGTTAAATTGTAATTATCAGTTACTCTGCGATAAAAATGGATAGCGTTCGGATTTTCTCGAAGTGCTTTTATTTTTTCAGCTTTTTCCGCTTCCGTTGGTTTGTGATTTTCAAGTTTCTTTTGAAATTCTTTTGCCTCTTTCAAAGAAGTTTTCATATCTTCCACCCATTCTTCAAAAGGCATTTGAAAAACCTCTTTCGCAATCCGTTTTTGCTCCTCTAAAGGTAAATCAAGCACTGACATTTATAATTCCCTCGCTTCAATTACGGTAACATTACCATTCATATAGCGATCTTTTATAAAGAACTTAGTTCTATCTTTAAATAAAACTTCTCGTTCATCAGGATAATCACTAATATCTTCGATTATTTTACCATTCTTACTTTGAATAATAAATCGAACATTACCTTTAAAAGTTGATAAACTATTATCAATGCTTGAACTCGTAAAAGCTTTTTCTGTGACTATTTTACCTATCTGATATTTTTCTAATACCTCATCTGGCAAAGTCGTATCGCGATAAGTCATACCGTTATAAGCAGGCACTTTGTCCAGCCCTTGATTTACCACAGCAATAAACCGCTTATCGGTTAGTGTAAGATTATCATTACGCATATTGTAATTTAAATCCCAATAAAGCTCGCTCGTGTAGGCTTTCATTGCAACAAGCTCGTGATGAGTAATGTTATAAGCGGCTTTAAATGCCTGAATTTTAAGACTGTTTTTTACTTCTTCTGAAATACGTTGATAAATATCTTCCGCTATCCAAGATTGCGTATAGGATTTTTGCAACTCCCGCAACGTCAACGCCCTGCCAGATTGGTCTAACATATCCGAGAAAGTAATTACACCACGTTGCCATAAATCGGCTTTACCTTTACCCAGAATCTGCTCTTTCTCTTCAGCTGTTTTACTGTTGAGCCAACTCTCATAGTTAACCCGCTCATCGACCTGCCCATTCATTGAAGCACGAGTGCTGGTGGGCATTTCTTGCATTCCTTGCACGCCTAATTCTTCCCAGCTTTTCGTCACAAGCTGAAGAATACTGCGACAACGTGGGTGCAACGGTGGGCGTTTGTAGGGAATGTTATGCCCGATTGGCTTTTTGTCTAAATCCCATCGCTTGCCATCACGCACTTGGCAAACGGTAGAAGTCCGCATATCCAAGGTAGAAAGATGCTCTTCGCCTTGCAGAATATCAAGATTGGCATCACGCAAAGCTTCGTGAGCCGTATCAGCCACTTTTGCCACAGCAGTAATGACTAAAGTATCTGCGGTACGACGGCTAACGCTCATTAACTCACGCACTTCGGTAGCAAGTTGTCCGTTTTGTTTGCCTTCTGCTACACCAGAGCGAATAATGCCCTCAAATTTAAAGGCTAAATCGGCACGCTGTTTATTCCACCACGCTTCTAACGGTTGCCCTTCAATCACAGCAACGTTTTTAATCGCTTTAATACGTTCTTTTGGTACATCATTAAATAAATCAAAGCCGATTTCATCGTTATAAAGCTGGCTGATTTTGGCTGCTTCCAGCGATAAAAAACCGCTTAACTCGTCTTGCGTGTAAGCGGTCGTTTCTTGATACGTTTTTGCAATTTCCGTTTTCAGCTCGGTGAGCAGTTTATCCAGTTTTTTCGCGGGCAAGGCTTCGACACCAATAGCACTGATGCGGTTAATCAGCAATTTTTGCAATGTATTTAACCGCTTGTACACCTGTTGTCGCAAGTGGGCATCATAGCGAAAATGCAAAATTTTGCGGTCAGTTAAAGCGTGGGCAATGCGTTGTCTAAGGGTTTGTTTCTGATGTTTCTTCGAGGTCAAAATGCATTCCCTCCGATTGCAGGCGTTCTTGCTCTGTCTCCCATTCTAAGCCGTCTGCTAATAAACCACGGCGTTTGGCTTCGTCAAAGGT